ATGAAGTTTCTAGTACCAAATGGAATTTACAAGGATCGCATAGAAATATGTAAGTCTTGCGTATATTATTTTAAGCCGACTGGAACTTGCACCGATTGTGGTTGTTTTATGAAGCTGAAGGCACGTTTAGCACCTATGAGCTGTAGTCAGGGTAAATGGCAAAAGACTACAGAAATAGAAACACCAGATGATTTACCACAAGAGATTATAGATGAAATATTAGATATGTGGAAAGATTTAAAAACAGGCAGGGCAAAAGATCAAGCGGCAAAAAAAAGAATGATAGAAACTTATAATGTAATACATAACACAAATTACAGCCCTACTACTAATTGTGGCTCTTGTATTGCAACGTGCTTTGATGAAATTAAAAAATTATATAAAAAATACAGCGAATGAAAACAGATTACAAAAGAACACCAGAGCCTAATTATTATGTTGGCACTACTTATGGCTACTCTGCTAGGAGAGTTGTTGAGGATTACGAATTAACTTATAATGTAGGTACGGCAGTATCTTATTTATTAAGAGCAGGTAAAAAAGATGGAAACCCAGCAGATCAAGACATACAGAAAGCCATTAATCATTTACAATTTGAGCTTGACAGATTGTGTTCGGAAAGAAAAATATTAACAGGAGCTTTATCAGAATGACAATATATAAATGTGAATGTGGCATAACTAAAGAGATAGGCAAAGCAACTATCGCTATGAGAGAGGGCAGGTGGGTAACTATACAAGCTCTATGTGATTGTGGTAAATGGATGGATGCAGAGCCAGAGGAGGGTATGCCTAGTCTAATTAGAACAGAGGCATCTTTAAGTAAAAAGAAAAGAGGTGATAAGCTGTGGGATAGTGCAAAAGAAAAGCTAGTTGGTGAACGTGGAATTAATGAATCTTTTGACTAATGAGAAAACCAAGATCCACAACATACTTAAAATCTTTAACGAGTAAAGCTGTCAAATATTACTTTGAAAACCCTGACATCAGCTTAAAAGTTATAGCTGCTAAGTACAGAATAAACCAACAGATGTTAAGTGCTGGAATAAGTAAAAAACTAAAAAAAAGATTTGATAATAGCCTATCAAGAAAGCTAATAAATAAATATTAACAAATTCTATTATATATTATGAAGCAACAAGTTAAGATAACTCAAGTAAAGGGAAACCCTAACAATCCAAGAATTATTAAGAACGATAAATTTAAGAAGTTAGTAAAATCAATACAAGAATTTCCTGAGATGTTAAAGCTAAGACCTATTGTAGTTGATGAAAATATGATAGTGCTTGGTGGTAATATGCGATTAAAGGCTAGTAAAGATGCAGGGCTAAAAGAAGTGTGGATTGAAATAGCAGAAGGATTAACTGATGAACAAAAGAAAGAGTTTATTGTAAAGGACAATGTAGGCTTTGGAGAATGGGAATGGGATATTTTGGCAAATGAATGGGATAGCATACAACTAGCTGAATGGGGTTTGGATGTGTGGAAAAATATAGATGATATAGATGAATTAGATGCAGATCAAGAGTGGGTTGGTATGCCTGAATTTAATCAACTAGATAAAATGCCGTATAGGCAAATAATTGTATCATTTGACAAAGAAAGTGATGTGCAAGATTTTGCAAATATTATGAATGAGAATATTACTCAAAAAACTAAAAGTTTTTGGTTTCCAAAAAAAGAAAAAAATATATTAAAAGATAAAGCGTATGTAGATGAATCCTAAATACCCATTATATATAGTTTCTAAAAAAAGAGCAGATAGCAGATTAACAAGTAAAGCATTAGAAAATATGAATGTGCCTTATTATATTGTGATAGAGCAAAGCGATTTTATAGATTATGCATCTGTAATAGATAAAAAAAAGATTCTGATATTGCCTGAAAAATATTTAGATGAATATGAAGTTCTTGATAATTTGGGAAGGTCTAAAAGCACAGGGCCTGGAGCTGCTAGGAATTTCGCTTGGCAACATTCTAAAGACAATGGCTTTATGTATCATTGGGTAATGGATGATAATATTACATCTTTTTATAGACTTAATAATAATCTTAAAATAAAAGTATTAAATGGCTCTTGTTTTAGGGCTATGGAGGATTTTATAGAAAGATATGAAAATGTTTTAATGGGGGGGCCAAATTATGATTTCTTTGCTAAACAAAATCAAAAATTACCACCATTTATAAAAAACACTAGAATATATAGCTGTAATTTAATAAGAAATGACGCTCCCTTTAAGTGGAGGGGTAGATATAACGAGGACACTATATTGTCATTAGATATGTTAAAGGCAGGATATTGCACTATACAATTTAACGCTTTTTTACAAGGAAAGGTAAAAACACAAGTTTTAAGAGGTGGAAATTCTGATGCTTTTTACGACAAAGAAGGCACTTTTTTAAAAAGTAAAATGCAGGTAGATATACATCCTGATGTTTCAAAAATGTTATATAAGTTTGGCAGGATACATCATCACGTAGATTATACTCCTTTTAAAAAAATTAATTTAATAAAAAATAAAGATTTTAAAATAAAAAAGGCAGTAAATAATTATGGTATGCAATTAAAGAAAATAAAATAATGGAACAAAATAGAACAAAGATTAACAAAGAGAGATTGCTCAAAGCATTAGAGTCAAGTCTAGGAGTAATTACCACAGCATTAAAAGCTACTGACCTTTCAAGGACAAACTTTTACAAGTGGCTAAAAGAAGATCAAGATTTTGCAGACAAAGTACAAGAAATAGAAAACATACAAAAAGACTTTATCAAGTCAAAGTATTATGAATGCGTAAAAGATAAAGTGCCTTCTGTTGTAATACACGCTGCCAAGACTAGACTTGGTTGGAATGAAACAAATAGATTAGATGTAACCTCAGGAGATAAAGCTATTAATATGCCTGTCATAACATTTGTTGAAACTGAAACTGAATAAAAAATATAATCCTTTATTTGAATCTGATGCTCGTTATTTTATAATAACAGGTGGTAGAGGTTCTGGAAAGTCATTTGCTGTAACTGTGTTTCTTACGCTGCTTACAATGAGTAAGAACATTAGAGTATTATTTACAAGATTTACAATGGTATCAGCACACTTGTCAATCATACCAGAGTTCTTAGAAAAGATAAGTCTATTAGGTTTTGACAATATCTTTAGTGTAAACAAAGCTGAGGTTGTAAACTTAGGCAATAAGTCAGACATACTATTTAGAGGTATAAAGACATCAGCAGGTAATCAAACAGCAAGTCTAAAATCATTACAAGGAATAAGCACGTGGGTATTAGATGAGGCAGAGGAGTTAATAGATGAGGATATTTTTGATACTATTGATTTAAGTATTAGAGAGAAAGATGTGCAGAACAGAATCATACTTATATTAAACCCTGTCACTAAAGAGCATTGGATATATAATAGATTCTTTCAAGACAAAGGAGTTGAAGCTGGTTTTAACGGTGTTAGTGATAATGTATGTTACATCCATAGTACATACTTAGATAACAAAGAAAACCTCTCACAGAGCTTCCTAGAACGTATTAAGACTATTAAGCATAGAAACTTTAAAAAATATCAGCA